TCCACCAGCCCCACCAATAAGAACTTTGCCGTCTGCAATGGCGGTCATTCCGGCTGTAACTTTTTTGGCCCCTATGGTCACGGCCCCGGTATTTGCCAGAGTAACATCGCCGAGCACGCTCTGCATTGCCGCCGTGGTGCCGTTGCCAATCAGTATTTTCCCGTCACCCTTGGCATCGAGAGCCGCGCCTTTATTTGATGCACCTATAATTATGCTTCCAGTTGTAAGCGACAAGTCACCCGTATCAAGGGCAACATCAGGTAATGTCATTACTGCACCCGATTCAGCGACAATTGAACCGCCGGATTGCACGGTGATAACGCCGCCATCAGCAACGACAATCTCATCGCCACCTGGTTTTTTGTAAACTTTTGGTTGATATGTTGAGTCTACTGCCATTTATTACTCCTCCATATATATCCAGTATTAAGCTGCGGGTGCCACTTCGGGATCGCCCTTAATAACAATAATGTCGCAGATCGTGCCGGTACTATTGGCATTTGATTCCGTGGTTGCAATCTTGATAAACCGCTTTCCGCCGACATAGCCGACCTTCGTAATGGCCGCAGCGACAGCACCAGCCGCTAGATTCAGAATTACACCCGAAGTAGGGGTAACACCCAAAACATCAGCCGCAGCGACATTGGCGTAGGAACCAGCCACACCCGTTCCATCATCATCGGCATGGGTCATGGTGAAATCAATCGTACCAGTGTCGCCCCCACCTTTAGCCCCGTGATTAATAATAACCACTGCCGAATTGTACCCTTGTAGATCGATCTCAAGTGTGGTCGGCACTGTTGCATCAAGCACGTTTACCGGCGCAATCGCGGCAACCGGAGTAATTTTACTATATAAATCTTTCATTGCTTTCTCCTATGGTAATGGGGTTGAATTACCCACCCCTGTTAATTTATTGATTACGCACTTACTTTCAGCGCCTTAATCGATTCAAAGGAAACCAAACCTCCACCTACCCGCTTCGTGGTATAGAAAAGGACGTTCCCCTTCGAGGTGTACGGATCACGGAGAATGCGGATTCCCATTCTGTCGAGAATCAGGTAAGCCCGTTTGAAGTTGGCAAAAAATACGGGGTACTTGCCAGCACCGATGTTGTCAATGTTATCATCCAGTTCAACCGGATAACCAAACAGGGTATTAGGTGCGCCAGCTTCCAGTCCCGGACGCCACAAATAGTCACCTTCACCATTCTTCAACTGGCGAATTTTACCAGCCGTTGCGCGGTTCATCAGGAAACTTGCACCATTCAAATAGATAGGTTTGAGGGCAAGCGTAACATCCATCAGTTTGTCGGCATTGTTAATCAGGGTCGCATGACCACTGGTAACGTAACCGACTTTGCCGAAAGCGTAAGACGCATCTGCAACCATCGTGTAACCGGCGATTCCATGAGGTTTCTCAACACCATTGCCGGAGATAAAGGCAGAACCTTCCTCTTCCGCAAATTCAACGGACACTTCATCTGCCAGCCATGACGCTAAGTCCATATAGGCATCGTCAAGCGCAATCTGTGTCGTTCCGGGTTCGGCATAGATTTCTTTCATGTTAATGGCGATTTCTTTCAAGGTAGGTGTGCTTGTTTCGGTACGGGAGGCTTTTTCAGCTACCCAACCAGAAGTAGAACCACCCTGATTGACGAGCTTCTTATAGGTATCTGTGCCGATTGAACGTACCGTACAAAGGCGGCGCATGGCCGACATCGTACCAGCTACGCGGTCAATGGCCTTATCGAACTCAGGCGGGGTAATCAGATAGCCGCCATCAGGGTCGGACAGCGTAGAAAGGCCAGCCTGCACCTGCAACTCCTTAACTGCGGCTAACTGTGATTCTCCACCTTTCCTAAACCATTTTTCAAAAGCCGCTTTATGCTCTGCCTTTACTTTATCGATCTGTGAAGTTCCGCCGCCTGGGAACTGGCCACGGGCCACGGCCGTTTCAAGTGCTTCCAGTTGTGTCTTAATTGCCGTGATCTTATCCAGTTCGGCGTTGATCTTCTCGATTTTCTCCGCAAGAATCGGATCGGATTTGTCTTTCTTTAATTCTGCAATCTGTGTGTCGTTTGCAGCCTTGAACTCTTCAAATGTCTTTCCAAGGGCTTCAATAGTTTTCTTGATTTCGGTGTCCATTTCATTGCCTCCTATTGGCTGTGTTTTGGGCAACAAAAAAGCACGGACAAGTAGAAGTGTAGGCTCCTACAAGCCGTGCTTTGTTTGTTCTTTATCGTCTCTATCGGGGTGGCCACCCTTCAAGAGAGACCCTAATTTTTTACTTACGCTTCAACGTAGAAATTAAATTCTCCATCGCAGCTTTACATTCGTTTATTTCCGCCTGTTTAGCGGCCTCTGCTTCCGCTTCCTCGTTATCGCCAGCAACCTTCTTACATCCCGTAATAACGGCTTTGGCTTTACTTTCAGAGAGGCCGAACACATCCCGTATTCCCCGCTCTAAATCTCTTTCGGTGAACTTCTGTTCTTTATTTCCAATCTGTTCCTTGAACTCATTGGGAAGGTTGGAAAATATAGATAGGTCAAAAGCTGCTTTCGCGCCCTTGCCAGCCTCGATGATTGTGTCGATGAAGCCTTTTTCTTTCATCGTTTTAGCATTCATCCAAGTCTCGGCGGACAACATATCCCGCATTTCTTTTTTGCCGATCTTTGTTTTCCGCACAAATTCATTCATAAGGTTTTCGTCAACTTGTTCTAGTATATCAGCGGTAGCGAGTAATTCAGTGCGATTCCCCGCCGCGACTACCCACGAATTATGAATCATCATCATGGCATTGGAATAAGCCTCAACTTTCCTTCCACCCATCGCAAGAACAGCACCCATCGAAGCAGCAAGACTTTCAATTCTAACCGTTACTCCTGCGGGGTGGTTAAGAAATCCGTTCAGTAAGGCCATTCCATCCCATACGTCACCGCCCGGAGTGTTGATTCTGGCGAGGATAGGTTTGTCTTTAATTGTCGCCATTGTTCTTAACAACTCACCAACATCCATATATGGATATCCAATGACATCATAAATATATATTTCAGGAGTGTCGCCAGCGAGATCATTAATAGAATACCAATCTGGTTTATCGAGCGGTTTTTTCCAATACGCTGCGATTGACTCCGCATTTTTCTGGTTACGATATTTCAAAATCATTATGCTGCCGCTCCTTTCTCTCCCGTGGTAGAGGTATTGATATCTTGTTTCATAGAACTTGTTCTGCTGCGGTATTCATCTCCGCCGAGGTATGGATTCAAATCTTCCCATTGACGAGCCTCGTTAGGGCATATAACCTCGCAATTCACCAGCTCCCTGTAATATGCCGCTCTTTCTGCTGCACTCCCCCGCATAATTCCATTGACTTGAAACTTTGCGTAATAGGTCTTACGTTCCATCGGTGTCAGCAAATCCCGGTAAATGCCCTTTTCAATCGTTACAAGCCACGGAGTACACGCATAAACATTAAAACCTATTGAGAATTGCTCTGAACTGGCAAAGGTAGGCGTGTTATCTCCGGTCGTCATTACCGTTAAAGGCATGGCAAAAAAGATGTCCACAATTTCCGACTTCTGATACGTCCGCAGCTCAAGAAATTGTGAATCCCTAGGATCAATTGTGACCTTCTGTGCCTTCATGCCCTCTTCAAGCAGCATTATCTTATGGGAATTGCCAAGACCGGCGTAAACTTCCGTTAAGGCCTCTCGAAGGGCTCCGGGGTCTTTAAGCGTCCCCGGATGTTCAACAACCATGCTGATATTTGTGCCATTCTGGAATAATCTCGCCCCCAACTTTTCAGCGGCGAGTCCAAGGCCGACACTTTCACGAATATATTGAATAGGATTTATGCCCATGTAACCATTAGAAACCATGCCGCGAAGGTGCATGATTTCGCTGCCGGGTATATCAACAAGGGTTCCATCTGGATACTGGCAACGATAAGTTAAGGTATAATCTGGATTCTGTTTAACTTCCTGGACGACATTTGGAGCAAGGGGGATTATCTCAAGGACTTTACCTGTTAGTTTATTTAATCCTCTGTTTTTCAAGGCATAGAAATTGCCGCGTAAAAGAAGATGATTCATAACCATTCCCCATAATTCAGGGGCAGTCATCCATTCATTCGGCATGTCATGAAGGAGCGGATAAAGATAAAAATCTTCGGCAAGTTCCTTATTTTTGCCCTTTTTCTCCATCATGTGACAAGGCAGCATCCCGATTACGCGAGAAAGGATATTAACGCATGAATAAACCGTTGCTTGCTTCATAGCTGTGTCGCTGGAAACAGATACACCGGATGAAGTGGAACCTCCCCCAAAATGCTCACGCATGGCCCTTTCCATTTGGGTGCTTATCGCCTGCGGTTTTGGAATCCTAGACATGATGCTCAATCCTTGTCCTCCATCAACCAGCCGATTGCCATTAGGATAAAACCGCACACAGAAAAGGAAATGCAGGGAGAATACAGATAGAGGCCGTATCCAAGCATGGACAGACCCCCAAAAAAGAATATAACTCGAATATCAAAAGCAGTATTAACCGCTAATCTACAGGTAAGGAATAACTTGAAAAGGTTTTGGAAGATTCTCACCGCATAGCCCGCGTTCCGTTTAAAAACAAATTGCTTGCATTTCAAGGTGAGATTATGGCAGATATAAGGATTTACTTCACGGAAGGAACTACACTATTAGTAAAATCTGGAATGTTTTATTCTATAATCGGTTTTTGAGCATCGAAAATCGCTTGCCGAGGGATTCTTGTTGTTCCGCCAACTTTTATAGCATTTAATTTACCTTCGTTAATCCATCCATAAATCGTAGACGGTTTTACAGAAAAATAAACCGCCACTTCATCAGGTCTTAAAAGTGCTTTATTCGGCAAATCTGTCATTAATCCTCCTTTCTCACTCATCCCCGAAATCATCATCAACTTGCTCAATCAGGAAATCCAGCATGTCTATGATGTCCTTCCTTGAGTCATTAGTCATTACGTTGGGAGCAGTTAATGTCTGCAAGGTGTCCTTGATCTCGTTGGCAAATTCTACAGTTATTGCTATCATCATGTCCTCAAAATATAAGTAGGCGGTCCCTAATCTGATCTGAACTTAGCCCATCGTATGCTGATTTCTTCATCCGTGCTTCTGGATTCATAGCAAGAAGAGCAACCGCGTTGAATGTTGCCATCAAGGGGTCTATCTTCCCGGTTCCACTGGCCTGTTTTGTTATCGAAATCGCATTTCCGCGTGGTTCTACCCTCGCATTGCCGACACACCATGCCATTAGCGGCTGACCACCATGAATAAGCGTTTTTTCGGCTACCTTGCGCTCTGCTGTTTTAATGGCACCATTCATACGCCACCCTTGGGGAATACCAACAATCCGCTCATGCTCTATCGCCGTATTGCCGCTTTCATCACCCGCTTCCAGCTCATCGACAATCGCACCTATGCCAGCCTGATCAACGCCGATTCGGTCAAGCAGCCCCGAACCTTCGCATTTCCTGACGATATCCCCGACCTGTTTTATATCCTGTCCAATTTCTTCAACAACACTCAAATCACCGTTTTTCTCAAAGTCTCTGTACCGTGGCGCTTCTGATTTTCTCCGTTCAAGAGCCACTGGATGAACCCATGCCCTCGTCCATAACAACCAATTACCATTTTCAGCATCCCGGCCTATGACAGACAATCCCAAAAGATCATCAAGCCCACCACCATCAATGCCGATCTCAATCACATCCGATTTCTCAAGAATTAGATCAAGCGTCACATTCCCCGCTGCTGCCTCCCAAAAATCCGCACCAGCCCACCGTGCAGACTTAAGTGACAATCCCATCTCGACATTCAAGTGCTTGGCGAGGAATCCGCACATGCTCTCATTCCCGGCCTCTTGCGCCTTCTTGAACTCCCTATCAAGGAACTTCACGTCAACAGATGCGCCCATATTCGGATTAGTGATGTACCAATATTTTGGATCGAGATACTTTTTTTCTTTCAGGAATGATTCGGGATATTCGTATAAAACGGGCAAGAAAGAATTGTCTTGGATACGGCCATCACGGACACCACGGGCATAGTCTAATTTCTGCTTGAAGATTCCGGCAGGGGCTTCATCGGATTGGGTGGTAAGCCAGATAACAAAACCTTCCGGTCTTGAGGCTAATCCGCCGCAAGCTTCACGGAGCATATTTTCGGCGTTTGCGCGCTTGCCGAATAACCAGCACTCGTCCAAGAGGATTCCCGTGGCTTTCTTTCCACCCGTACTTTCACTATCGGCAGCAATCACTTTCAGTGTCGCGCCTGTACCCAAATGCTTTATCTGACGCAGATGCTCTTGAACATGTAATAGGTCGGTCAGTTCTTCATCGGCCTTTATCATGTCTCTTGCGGGAAGGAATGAATTGTTCGCAATTTCGACCGTGGGGGCCAAGATAAGGAACTCAGCCGAGTCACGCCAGTTACGGATTAAACAAGACAGCATCAAAGCTGAAGCAAGGGTACTTTTTGAGTTCTTCTTGCTCACCGACAAAAAGAACTCTGAAATCAATCTCCTGCCTGATTCAACATCATAGGCCCCAAAGACAGACCTTGCAAAATCGAATATCCACGGTCGCCCTGCTTCGGCCAATGTGGGTCGGTTCGATACATCAACAAGCCGCAGAGCTTTAAATACAGCAAGTCCAGATTCGGCCTCATCGGGAAACAGCGGTGGAGGGGTCAGGCTTTCACCAGCAAGAATTAGGGTCTCCCAGTCCAAGCAAGCAGTGCTATGTGTTTTGGTTTTATCCAATATTTACCTTAGCTCCCTTGCTTAAATTGTCGAACGCCCATAAAGGTTGCAGATTTGAAAGACTCCAACAGATTTTAAAATCAAGGTCGTCGACTGATGTTATATTAAAAGACGATATGGGGCGCTTGTGGTCTATATGGATTTCACCGCGCATGAATGCGTCCCATGACATATTTTCAGTAAAGAGACCTTCTATGTGTTCTTTTAGTTCCTCTATGGTATAATCCAAAATATCATTAAGACTTTTACTTTTACTGCCATTTTTTAATGAATATCTCATCAACGCACTTACGCGAGTTCTTATGGTATATGATGGGTCTTTGCCGTATAGTTTACGGTGTCTTTCCTTACCTCTTATCCTATCTTTTTCGTTTGCTTCATCACGGTGCTTAACGTAATAGTCCCGTCTCTTTGCGTTACAGAGGTCTCTATTTGCAGCATGATAGTCCCTGCTTATCGCATTGAATGCCTCTTTATTTTTATGGTGGTGCGCTCTTTTTTTTATTAAGTTCTCATCCCTATTTTTCTCGTAACGTTCTCTTGTTGAGTCCTTAATGCCATTATAATTATTGGCATATTTTTCACGATTCTCAGCTAATATCCTATCTCGATTCTCACGATAATGTTCTCTGTTTCGCGCTGCTATCCGTTCTTTGTGTTCCGCGTAATGCTTCCCCGTGCAAACCTTACAAATTCCCCTTATGCCGCTCGGATACTGTCTATCGGCATGAAAATATTCTTTCGTTGCTGGCTTTTCTTCGCCACACTTCGTACATTTCTTGGTTGGTTGACTTTCCTGATCTATTGATGTTATATTGTTTTCAGTCATAGGCGTATATCCTCCAGATATATGTTTGTGATTAGAGACGGGCAGGAAGTTGACGCTTCCGTCCGTTTTGTTATTTATAGCACATCCGATCATGTAAAGCAACCAATATCGTTGATATTCTTATGTTAAATGTTTACTTCACTACTGCTATTCCCGGCGGCCTCGATGGTGCAAAACGACCTTGCCCCGCCACCTTTGCCCTCTCATTCTTCTCATCTTTTTTCCCAACACCTTCCCCTTTCCGAGGGTGACAGTACGGAGCCGCTGCCTGTGCCATAGACCGCCTGACCGCCGGGTCTTCCTTTGGGTCGTTCATAACTCGCAGCATGTACTGTAACGGCTCCAACCCTTCTGATTCCCCCTGTGGCTCATCACCATGCAGTTCTTTCGCTAGTTCAACCGAAAGCTGGTCCATCATCTTCTTCTCGGCAAGGGATAACTTGTCTCCCTTACTGACCCGAATCAAGAACTCCTGATAAAACTTAGCCTTCGCCTTCGTGCCTAGTGTGAGCATTTGCCGGATTTTCTCGGCTTCTGCCTGTGCCTCTGTCATCTTCCGGGGCTTGGAGTCCTTTTGACCGACCTTGCGGCCAGCACCGGGTCTATAGCCACCTCTAGCCATTATCTTTTTTCTCCTTCAATATTGAAAACTCATGTTCGCATTTAGGGCAAATGATAATGTCGGGCTTCTCCGGCTCCCCTTCGGGTTCTTCGGGCTTAATCGCCGTCATCATCAGCTCAAGTTCGTGGGAATTGAAACCTAAAAGTTCCATATCCATCGAGCCGTCATCAAGCGTGAGAATAATTTCCTTTAGCTTCGGCATGTCGAACTCGCCACCTTGCTGGTTCGCGCTTATATTGGCAGCCACCTCTTTCTCCTCAGGCCAATCTACCTCACGATATTGCCATCTGCCCCAAGGGGTTTCAACATAGCCAATAGCAACGGTACCAACCTTGTCGGCATGTTTCTCTTTGACAATCTCCCATGATGGGTCTAATTGTTTAGCTCGCTGATGGCCGCCCACTAGATGCCCTGTGTGTACATTCTTAACTATTCCAGACAGATCACCAAATTCCTGCATGGACTTTTTTAGCATTTTTGATTGTTTCTCAGAAATAACCCTGGGATTGTATGGAGCCGGGGCCAAATCAGCTATTTTTGAGCTATTTTCCTTTTTAGTTACCATATTTTACGATCCTTTGATTTTAAGGGGCAAATAATCAAACGGGTTAGTGCAATCCTTCAATGGTTTAACGAGGCCCTTAAATGCCTTCTATTGTGGTGATTCTTGGGTTAAGTTTTGTTAATGCCATAGATTTATATTCCCATTGCCAATGAAGGCTGAAATGGCTCATTGATTTTGTCTCCCTTGCTCAGATTGTCTATTGCCCATAGCGGTTGTAAATTTTTCAGCGCCCAGCACTTCTTGAAGTCAATATCTTCAGGGTGCGAATAGTTGAATGCTGCTCTTGGAATTTTATGGTCTATGTGTATATTACCGGAGAGAAAGTGCTCCCATGTCATTCCATCCTTGAATTGTTTTTCGAGATGAGCGCGGAGTTCGTCAATTGAATATCCGGTAAGTTCTTGCCACTTACGTCCTGATTTATTATTTTTTAACCCCTGCCATATGAGACAGCGCATACGCCTGTTTAACGAGAACGATGGATTTGTCTTTGCTTTAATTCTCTCTTGTTCATTTCTGATCGGCTGCATCTTTTTATTGTATGCTTTTTCTGTTGCAATATTTCTTTCTCTGATGAGCTTCTTTAACTTTTTACCGCGTTCTGTCTTGCTATATGCTATTGTTTTTTTGGTATCACATAATTTACAATAACCATGAAAACCATCAAGTGATTGCTTGCTTCTAAAGAAATATTCCGTTATTAATGGCTTCCATTCACCGCAAGCAGAACACTTCTTTTCAGTAATGCCATCCGGCGTTACTCTTCTATTCCTATTAATGTAACAATCCTTAGAGCAATATTTCGCATTGTAACCACCATTAAATTTTGCGCCACATCTTTGGCATATGTGGGGATGAGAAGTTTGCTTCTCATGGCTAGCCATTTTGTAACATTCTAATGAACAATATTTCCGTCTTTCGTTGATATATGTTTTACCGCATTGAGCACACTTTCTTTTAATAGGTTCTGCTTTTTGTTTAGTAAGTGGTGCCTTAGTCCTTAATTCTCCCTTTTTCGGCCTTCCCGCACCTATTCTTAATCCACCTCTTGCCATATCCTGCCTACCTTTTGATTTTCATAAATCAATAATCATAAACAAGGATTAAATCGGCACATGCG